AGGTGGACCGCCACCCGTTGTTGATAACACATTACCGGGCGAGCAACCGGGAATTGATAATACTTTGCCTGGTCAACAACCGGGAATTGATAATACTTTGCCCGGTCAACAACCGCGCCCGGATAATACGTTACCAGCAACACCACCCGGCGCAATAACAAAACCGGGCGGCGATAAACCGCCGATTGAAATCGACCCAAGTGCAAAACTTGGCGAGTACGTTGCACTACCGCCGAATTTTGTTGTTACACCGCCGAGCGGCGAGAAATTCCCGGCGCATAAAGCGGACCATCCGATTGTTTTACCGGATGGTTTCGTATTAGTACCACCACCCGGCACGAAATTACCGCACGAATGGGAGTTAAAACCGAAATCGCGTCCGGTACTTCCACACGGAACGGAAATCGTGTTACCGCATGGCATGAAATTGCCAGCGGCAAAACCCGGTCAATCAATTGCGTTACCACCCGGAACGAAGTTGATGATACCGAAACCGAAGCACCATCACAAATAACGTTGGCATAACTGCCATGGCGCAAAAATTCAATCAACCGCCGACACTTCCAAGTAGTGAGCATGATAAATGGCACTATCAAGAGTTTACCGGCGCGCCGTGGTTAATTGAAAGTTACCCGCAAGAGTACAACCGGGAGAAACAAATTGCACAAATGCCGGACGTTAACATAATACCGTCCGGTACACCGATGTTAAACTTTGCACCGTTACAGGCGAAAGACGTAGCACTTTGTACGGGTTTGTTGCTTGACGATTTAATTGCGTGGTGTTTTCCGATTGGCGGCGCGAACACCGTTGGCGTTTTGGTTCGCGGTCATTGTGCAATCAATATGGTGTTACTGCCAGAATTTGATTGGCTTGGTGCGAGCTATGATAAAGTTGCATGGGCCGCGCGCCTTGAAACATTGGGCTTTCGTAGTATCGCTTAGTTTCACAAACACCTAACGGGAAGTTTTTTAGGGAGTTTCAATTATGCCAATGCTCGACGTGTTCAAATCTGACGTTTACGGCGTTGTCAGTCTGACAGCGGCGATAAACAAACTGCCATTTGTGCCGTCGCGGCTAGGGCAGTTAGGCGTGTTTAAGAAAAAGGGCGTTACGACAACTTCGATTGTGGTAGAGGAACAACGCGGCAAGTTGTTTCTTGTACCAACCGCAGCGCGCGGAAGCAATCCGAACGTGTACGGCGGAAAGAAACGCCAAGCGCGTAGCTTCGTTGTGCCACACGTTCCGTTGATTGGAAACGTGTTCGCGGACGACGTTCAAAACATCCGCGCTTTCGGTTCGGAAACCGAAGTGCAAGCCGTTGCCGATTTGGTCAATGACAAGTTGCAAGGAATGCGCCAAGCGCTCGAAACTACCCTTGAATGGATGCGCATCGGCGCTATCAACGGATTGGTATACGATGCGGACGGAATCGCAGTTATTTACAATTGGTTTACGGAATTCGGTATTACACCGCCAACGACCACATTGGATTTCACAGCGAACGGCAATAAAGCCGTTAAAATGATGTGCAACGATGTTCGGCGCAAAATTGAAGATGCGTTAGGTATGTCGCCATACACCGGCATTCGCGCCATTTGCGGCACGACGATATATGACGTTATTTCCGGTTCAACGGAAGTAAACCATGCGTATTTTCGCCCGCAAGATAGTGCATTCTTGCGCGAGTCTCATGTGCGCGGCGAATTCACATACGGCGGCGTTACGTTTGAGGAATATCGCGGCAAAATCGGTACGTTGCACAGCGATGGTTCGTTTATTCCGCCAACGCAAATCTATTTCTTCCCGGAAGGAACGACCGACATTTTCCAAGAGATTTACGCACCGGCGAATTTCGTGGAAACTGTTAACACGATGGGCAAGCCGGTTTACGCCAAGCAACGCCCGATGGATTGGGAAATGGGGATTGAATTGCATTGTCAAACGAATCCGTTGGTCATTTGCACACGTCCGGGCGTGTTGGTTAATCTTGCTGCGCAAACTGGCGTTGCGCCAGCATTAGCGGGCATGAATGAAACGAGCGAATCGCCCGCCAATCAGTCGATACCGGAACACGTGGAAGAAGGTACGGCATAACCGCCGGTTGGCATAACTGATTTCGAGCAGCTATAGGTACTCCGCGCGGTTAGATTTTGCGAACGACGACTAACCGCGCGGAGGTTTTCCGAAACGTTTCGGCAGTTATGCCAACGTCGATGGTGATATGGAAATTAACGTCACGCTAAATTTGACCGGATTGGATAAGCTTACAAAGCTTGTCACAAGTAACAGCCCGGTAGTTCTCAAAACGTTAAAGCAATGGGCATTTCTTTACCGCGCGTGGGCGCAGAATCGTTTCGATAAGTACAGCAAAGGCGGCGGCGATTGGCCCGCGCTCAGTCCTATAACAATCCGGCGACGGAGAGGGAAGGGACAAAATGTTGCTATTTTGCGCGACACCGGCCTATTGTTTATGGTACTTCAACCAGTGTTTCAGAATATTGCGGGTTCGATTGAAACCTTTGGCAATTTTTCAGTAACGACCGGCTACGGCGGCAGCGCGTTACACACTGGTACTGGAAGTCGAGCAACAATCGCGGATATTGCAAGTTTTCATAACTACGGAATGGGGCACAATCCGAAACGTGAAATCATTGCAGCGCCCGACGATAGGCTATACGAAAAATTAACGGACGTTGCTAACAAGAATCTTGGCGAAGAAGCGCATGCCACTAACCCCGGTTGAAACGGACCCGTTTACGCTTGTGTTTGACAAGTTGTGGGAGCTTGCCGAAGCGAGTGTACCGTTAGCAGCGTTAGTAAAACCGGGAAACCGAATCAAATTTAACAAAGAGGGTGAGCGCGGACCACTAAAAGAGGCGGTTGCAGTTGCAGACTTGCCAGAGTTAGTTCTAACAACTACAGGAACAAGCGCAGTAAACTCGCACAGTAGTTCGTGCGGTTCGAGTATTACGCGGCAATACTCATGGTTGTTATCAACCGGCGACTATCGAGTTAATTATAAACTATTTCCGGTTCAATTCGCGTTGTTCGCGGCAATCATTGACGCGGAGTATGAAATACAAAGTTTGCAATGGAATGGAAACCCATTTGTACTACGATGTTTTTGGTCCGCATTAACAGAGGGGTTAAGCAACGCGGAATTAAATCGCGGTGTCAAAGGTTGGTCAAGTCTTTGGACGTTTCAAATTGATATGAATTTTTCAACGAACGATCTTCGTTTGTTTTCTAAAGGGCAAGGTGCATAATGCCGCTATCTAAAACTTGTCCAATGTCGGGCCAGTGGGGCGCGTGCGCGTTTGGTTCGGGCGGACCACCACCACCCACAATGTCAACGATACGTAATTGGGATGTATCGTTAACAAGCGAGTTGAAAACATTCATTGCGAGCAATACATACGGCGGTACTGGCAGACGACCCGGTTTGTTTGATTGGACCGGAAATTTCGATCAATACGGCGGCGTACCGTTGGCATATCCGGGCGATCAAGGTTTATTTATCGGCTATGCTGGACCCGGAAATGTTCCACCCGGCCCGCCCGGAACAGGAGTACCCGGAACGATTGGGCCATCGGTACAAGGTTTGGCGATGGTTTCGCAACTTGTACAAAACTGGAATTGGCTAACAAATGACATTATCACTGTTAACTATCAAATGGTTGGCAAAGATGAATTGTTTAGCCCGCCAGATTTGTTAATTCAAGACCCGTCGCATCCAAAAACAAATCGCGCATCGGAGTGCGCGCCGTGGGTGTTTACACCGTATCAGAGCGATGTTAACGGCAAACCGCTAGGCATTGAAGGAACACCGTTTACGCTTTGTTTGCAGCAAGCAACGTTAACAGTAACAGCGAACGCAAAAGAATTTGCAAACAGTTGTACGGGCGGTTGGAAGTCTCGCATTCAAGGTCCGTTTGATTGGAATCTTGCAATTGTGCTTGACGAAGCAGACATAAAACAACTAAAAGACCCTACCGACGATATAACATTCGGATTGCGCCCGGGTATGTTCGTTGGCATAGATGCGTTTGTAAACAATATACAAGCGTGGGGTCTTGAATTTGGCATAGTTCAAGATTTTACGAATTACAAAGTGAACATCGAAACGGGCGATATTATTTCGTATACCGTTAATATTCTTATGTCAACCGATACGGGTGTTGCTGGTTCGGCATTTGCGCTTGGCACCGTGCTTGCTCCCGATGGGCGTACAATCTGGCCGATACCCGGCGCAGTACCAGCGGGCGGCGCTACGCCATAACAAAACAAGCATTGGCATAACTGAACACTAACAGGCGAGTACAGGCATAATTATGACGGCAAGAATTACAGCAGCGCCAACGTTAATCAAGTTTGTTGATGGAACGACATATAAGTTTTCTCCGCTAACCGATAGAGATTTGGACGAACTAGACGAATGGTTGCAGTTCAAAATTATCGACATTGCGCGGCGTTCGTTACCGCCAACAGCAACAAAAGCAGAGCGGGAAGAAACGCTATCTATCGCGCAACGTGAAGCGTGTAGTATCACGTTTCTATCTCCGCGCGGCGTTGAAATGATGAGTACGTTAGCGGGGATGGTGCATCTTTGCTTTATATCAGTGGTCAAAGCGCATCCAGAAGTGACCGAAGAAACGTTTGGCACGTTGCTGCGCAATCCAGAAAACTTGCGTGTTGTTAACGAAGCATTTACGCGCGTTAATCAACCGGCGGACGGACAACTACAGCCGCAACCGAAATTAGAGAAAGGGGGAACACCGCGCGAAAAAAAAGTGCGGAAGCGGAGCAAGCCGACAAAATAGAAATCTATCAAGCGTTGGCGAAATTGTACCACTATACGCCAGCGCAAATTGCTGATATGACGCGCTTTCAGCAAATGGCATTGCTAGGACAAATCGGCAATCGCAAACAGGTTGACCAAGTTCAAACATTTAACACGTTAGCAGAAGTGCAAGCGTGGCGTCAAGCAAATGGAAAGGTAAATTGAACTATGTCAACCGGCGCGGGTGGTACTTCTGCCGTCGTCAAAATCACTGGCGACAATAAACCGTTAGCTAAATCGCTTACCGAAAGTAAAGCGATGTTAACGGCATTTCAGAAAACTACAAACACTGAAAGCGCCGCTAATCAAGCATATACAGCATTCTCAGCTAAAAATGTTGCTATTGGTCAATCGGCAACAGTAGCAGCGGACGCAATCGGTAATCTTGGCTTAGCAATGGTTGGAACCGTGGCAGTAGGCGCGGCGGCGGTTGCTGCGCTCGCGGGCGTTGCGTTCGCAATGATTAAAGGCGCGGACGCGGCGCAAGATTTTGAGCGCGCTACGATACGGTTAAATACCGTACTCGCAAATACGGGCAACAAAACAGGGTTTGCAAGTACCGAGCTAATAAAGCTTGCGCAAGATTTTGCAAAAGAAGCGCACATATCAGTTACCGAAATGATGGGCGCAATACAAGAGTTGGCCGAAGCGGGAAACATACACGGACAAAACGCCAAAAACTTTATGAAGGATACCAGCGATTATGCGGCACATTATGCGGTATCAATAACAGAGGCAGCAAAAGCAATTCGAGCAGCGTACGAAAATCCATCGGCAGCGCATGGCTTTTTAGTGCGCGGAGCGGATAAAGAGCGCTTGCAGCAGTTGGTAGAGAATGGCCGCATTGAAGAAGCGCAGAGATTTTTGCATGAGCGCGCAGTATTTTCTGGCGCACGGCAAGCATTAGGCGGAACAGCGCAAGGTAGAATGGACGCGGCATGGGCAGATTTGAATAACGCACTAACAGAATTCGGTGCGAAGTTGCTACCATTAGTTAATGCAATTACCGACGTGTTTACAGGCTTGATTGAAGTTTCGGCTATGTTAGTAAAGGGGCTAACGGAATTTCTGGAAATAGTTGATACGCTTTCTTTGAAAGGTCCAATAGATACTTTATGGGAAAGTATATTCAACCGATTTCCGGGTGAGACGCCAGAGGCAGCAGAAAAACGGCGGGCAGGAAAAAATGAAATACCGGCGGGCAAAACGTCGCCGTATGAAATGCGCACAGGTGGAATCGTTGGCACGTTTGAAAGTTTGGAGCAGTTCTATACTAGACTAGCGACCGGCGCAGCGCAGACGCTAGGCGCGGAACCAGCGCAAGAGGGGACGGCAGCGGCACATAAGCAGACAGCAGACGAACAACTATCGACAGCAAAGCAGCAATTAGAAGTTGGTAAAAAACAGCAAGAGTTATTAGAGCAACAATTAGACGCGATCAATAAAAAACTAACGCCGCGCGGTTCGTTCGGCTAGCTACGAAGTAAAGTAAAGGAATTCAGTTATGCCAATGGGAGCGTACGCATATTCAGAAATACCGTGTTGCGAAGAATTCGGCACGCGCGACGAGCAATGGGGCGACAAAAGTATCGAAACAAGCGTAACGGTGCGTTGCGCGTACTCTGATCGTTTCAAGATCATTGAAGATATTCGAGACAATCAGCGTCCGTGGCCTTGGATGAGCGATGCTATGTTTGCGAGCGCGGAAATTGTTCCGGTAACAGAACAAGTTGGAACGATGGCCGATAGTGATGGCCAAGCGCTTGATTATCTAACAGCATTGGTAACGTTAAAGTATTCGACAACGCAATTCGAGCGTTTTGTTGTCGAGTCGCTAGAACCAAACGTACAATTCCAAGTGTTAGATAACATGAAATTTTGGTGGAAGAATTCAGACGATACGCTAGAGCAATTAGCAAAACAAGAATCGCCCGGCGAGCAAATACGCGGATTGGCATACGTGGTGCGGTTTAATAACATTTTTCAACCGCCACTAGACCCTGGTACTTTCGATATACAGAAGTATCTTGCATTGATTGGACAAGTAAACTCAGCAGCATTTCCAATTAAGATGCTGAGAAAAACATATCAACCGGAACAGGTATTATTACTACCGTCGCCAGTTAGTTACTTTGAAATGCCACAATCTGACGAAGCGCATGCAGAAACACTAGCGACGCATAAGTGGGATTACACATTAAAGTACAGTATCAAAGAAAACATACACGGTTGGAACGCATACAAGCGGCGAAGTTCCGATACGTTTGAGCAGATTTACAAGAAAGTTGCGGGCGCGCCAGTGTTGTATAACAACTATCCGCTAGACAAAGCAATTACAGACGGCGGCGATGGTTTGATTGCGGATTTATTGCCAACGTTTCTAAAAACATAGTCATAATGCAACCAGACGAATTACGGCGCAAAACTGATCCGGGCGACGTGTTTACACGTGAGGATTACAATGCGCTTGTCGATTTTGTAACACAAGCGGCATACAACCAAGCTGGATACGCCGAACCGGGATTAGTAGGCGTGTATCCAGAGGATGACAAGGAACCGCCGTTTTGGCATTTATTTACGGCGACGGATATACCGCCGTATTCTGTTTTTGTACAAGCGAAGCTTGATACATTCGATGGCGATTTACAAGCAACATCGCCAATCTATGCCATTGCGCATGCAATGGTTGACATTAACGATATTTTATATCTAACGAACGGCCAAACCGCTATGCAAGCGGGTAGCGGCGGCAACGCATGGTGCCGCGTTATTGGTTCATACGTTCCGACGCGGCTTGCAATCGACCCAAGTGCGCCAGTTATGCCAACACCGGGACAATGGTGTGGACCAGTACGCAATAGTTTATCAGTTTCCGGTAAGGGACACGGTTTAATTTGCATTGCAGTCGAGACACCGCCAGCAGATTCACTAGCGCCAGCAGAATTTTGTTGGTGCATTCAACCCGGTAAAACGCCAACGTGGTTAGTAAAAACAAGCGGTGTAGTATCTCCAAATGTTATTGTAAATTTAGCCGTGTGGGCAGGTGCGCCCGGCGCTGAAGGTGCGCAAAGTACACATTTAGATTGCATTTACAAAGGCACCGGAGTTATTGAACCATTAACGTTTTGTGTCGCAATTGGAATGCAGGGAACGAAATATCTTATTCCGTTGCAAACAACGCCAAGCGAGTTAACGCTTGTTAAGATTATTACCGGACCACAAGACCCTGATACGTGTACTTATCCGGGCGTTGTTTGTACTCCAAATGAATCGTTAACTTCGTGGTGCGGCGATCCATTTCCAGAAACAGACATTTGTGAAATTCGCATTCTTAATTCTGCGCCCGGCGACGTATCAACACCCGGAACATATTATCTAGCAAAACCGATAGGTGATACCGAAGGTGATGGAAGCGGATTGCCAGTCTATGCGGTTCAAGCCGGAACAGGTACAGCAATAATCCGATTCGAGCTAACAGCGAATTTGATTATTGATACAGATTCAGCGACGATAAATGCAGTAATACTTGATTGGAATCCAACAACGAAATTGTATACAGCAAGTACAAAAGCGATAGTTGTGGTTGACATAACAACACAAAAAAGTCAAGGTAATTGGGAAGGTTATAAGATACAAGGTACGATACCAGCGGGCTATCGTGGTTGGGCGGTAAAGAAAGATCGTAAAACCGACACGTCAGAACCGTTACCAGTCTATGAAATCATTTGGATGGAGCATACTGCTAGGGCAATTTCATTTCAAACAATAGTAAATGTAAACACCGCGCAATCGTTGCAAGTATACGATGGGCGTGACCCGGAAATGATTGCAGGTAATTTTCCGGTACTCGATACAATGGATTTGTTTCGTTGGCGTACGCTTGGCGGCGCGGGCATCGCTATGCGGTGCGATCAAAACACACCGCCGAGTTACGAAATGGTTTGTTGTGAGACGTGGGCAGGTATTGCAGTTGGAAATTTAACAACAAATCTTGACGACAGTACACAACCAATTGCAGTATTGGATTGGTTTGGTTCGCAACAGGATGTGCAATTTCCACAATCGCCAGCGGGATTTTTACGTATTGGTGGAACATATCCGCAATCGTTTCCGGGTGCATTATGTATCGGTGCGCTGGATGCAATATTAGGTGTATATCGGCCACTTGTTTGCGATCAAGTATCACAATTACAAACAGTAACGCTAGTTAATGATCTTAATGCGGCAGACGATACCGCAGCTATTACTGCTGGTTCACAAACCGCTACAATGTTTTGGCCGTTCTCTCAAAATGCGCCGCCGTTTACGTCAGCGTTAAATCCGTTTGCATGTAGTGGAACAGCGGGCGCGTTGATGCTTGCAATGTGGCATAATGGTGCGGGTTCATGGATACTTATTTGCGGTAACTTACCGTGTGAACGATTATATTTAGGCAGTACAATAGGGGCATTAACCGATGGTGGTGTTTTTGAAGTTTCTTTATCAGCAGCATTCACGCCCGGCGTAGTAGTACCTACTAGCCCAATTTTTGCTAGTAATCCGATGAATTATCGGTCACTTTCATACGTTACAGTTATTGTTGCCGAGTCTGGTTTCAAACCGTACACATATATAATTGTTGCGTGTCAGCCAACCGCCGTTGATGTTGTAGTTGATACAAAATTAGAGGGAATGGATTTTAAGCAACAAAAGCGGCACATATTTGCATATCTATCAGACGAAGCAGATGATTGGGAAACAGTATGGAGCGGCGTTAATTGCCCGCCACCCGCGCTAATGGCGAACTATGAACCGAGCGCAGAAGAATTGGCGAGAATAAAAGAAAGACAAAAACAAGTCATGTTAGAAAAAGGGCAGGAGAAAGTATAATGGCAGTCGAATTTTGGGATGGTAGTGTTTTGTTTGGTCCGGGCGGCGTAGCAATGGACGAAAATTGCTGTTGCACCGTTGTACCGTGCTGTAGTTGTTCTCTTTGTAAACACGTACCTTGTTGTGTAACGGTTGGTATACCGCCGATTGACCCTAGTTCGCTTAATGCTTATATTCCGGGAATTTGCGACAACGAACAATGGGGCCACGATTTTGAAGGACTTTGGTGGTTGCAATGCGGTAGCGCGCCCGCGCCCGCGAGTATATCGAAAGGGTATTCACCTACTAAACAAAAAATGCCGCAAGTATTTGTTCCACCATTTACAAAAGCTAAGTATACAGGCAAGAGCGCACCTAATACACGAAATTTTTCTGCTGATAACTTTATACCACAAACATTTCAAAATTCAGCATTTCCGGGCGGCGGTCCATTTTCAACTATTGGTGAAACAGGCGGCGGATGTTGTGGCTATGGTGGTGGAATGCAGCGCTTAAAATTAAATCCAGCAACCGGATTGCCAGAAACAACAGGTATATCTTGCTTCTGTAATGGCAAAAATGAAGAAGGTGTAATCTTTCCATGCTTTCCGGGAAGCATATATGCTTATTACTGCTATGCACTTGGACCCGATGGGCTTGGCGATACAGTATTAGCCTTGTTCGCCATCGTTGATATTTATTGTGGCGATATGGCAACAACATTTCCGGGCGGATTTTCTCGTTTCTATTCGTTTCCAATGGTTTACACTGATTACGAGTCTTGCAGTTTGCCAGTTGTGAACGTTTGGTATTACGATGATTGGCAAAGCAGCAGTCAACCACCAATGGCAGGAATTTCGTGGAACAACATACCAACATATTCATTAACCGTTAATCCGATTTATGGAACAATCGCTAGTTGTGTACCGATTCCATTTATCGCGGGCGCGGAAGCATGACGTACGAAAACTATTATTGCAGTTATGCCAATGGCATACCGATATGCACCGTATGCGGGCGCGAGCTACCGAAAGAGCTATTACGCTTTTGCGATGCAGAGCTATCTAACGCGCATCGACCATGCATCGGACACCCGACATTCAAACCACCACGTAAAAACGAGCGCCCAACAGAGTGCGTACACCGTGGCGAGTTCGTCAAGTTGATTTCGTGCGCGTCATGCAATCCAGACAGCGAACAAGCTAAATGGAAAGTCAAGGTATTTAGGTGCGCGATTTTCAAATATTGCTCAATCCAAATCCCGCTAATAAATGCCGGGTGTTGCGAAACGTGCGAACAAATCGAGTATCGACCACGTATAGAGGGGACAAGCGAGCAGAAAAACGGAACGGGAAAAAATCTCGAAAATAATTCCAAATAGGGCTTGACAAGCTGGCCGTTTCATGGTATAATGTCGATACCAGCGGGCAGACAGAAACACGACAAAACAGCACAAAACAGGTCAAAGCAGGCAATGATTGCACTTACAGAAGCAACCGCGAAACTACTCAAACCGCTAAACATACAGCCGAACGACCGGCTATCTTTGATCTTGGACGGCGATAAATTCGTTGCCGAGATTTTCACGCTAAAAGCGGACGGTACGCGCACGTTTGCGAGCTTTCAAGCGCGAACGCATTTTCCGGCGCGAGTACCCGAGCGCGTTGCACCGAAGCACCACGGTAATCGTTTCGATACGTGGGCATTCGGAGCAACCGACACGACCGCGCAGATTATTTATCACTTGTGGAAACCGGAGCAATTGATTTTCGTTGGCAAAGATGCGCAAGTCACGTACGAATATTTGTGCGCGTCAAGTTTCGCAAGTGATCGTATTTCGGAAATCATTGCGAACTATACCGAAAACAAATCAGTACCGAAGCACGCGCTAGCGATGCACCCGGAACAACCGCTAACGCCATATCAGCAAGTAGCGGCGTCTTGCGGTACGCTTGCGGAGGGTTTCGGGTTATTCATGGAGCAAGGAACGGGCAAAACTCCAACGTCGATTTCGTGTATTTGTACCGACGCGATTAGAATCAACGCGCGACAAAATCGGATGCATAGAACGCTAATCGTTTGCCCTAAAAACGTACGCTTGAATTGGATTGACGAATTTGAGAAGTTTGCAAACATTCCGGGACGCGCAACGATCTTGCGTGGCGACAATATCGACCGAATCAAGTTGCTAATCGACGCACTATCGAATCCGAATGGCAACGGCGACAAGTACACGGCGGTAATTATCAGCTACGAAATTATGTCAAGAATGTTGGAAGCGTTGAAAACGATTGAGTGGGATATGATGATACTTGACGAGTCGCACAGTATCAAATCGACCACAACGAAGCGTGCGAAGTCTGCGCACGTGTTACGCGATGTTGCTGCAAAGCGATTGGTTTTAACAGGCTCGCCAGTTGGAAATTCGATTCTTGATTTGTACTCGCAATTGGAATTCATAAATAAAGGCGCATCGGGTTTCACAACTTGGAAAGCGTTCAAAGAATTCTACGGGATTTACATTCAAGACGAATCGACCGGCGGATTTGAAAAATTGGTTGGCATTCAAAATTTACCGTTTATGAAAGAGCGGCTAGCGCGGTACACGTACATTATCAGCAAGAAACAAGCGTTGCCGGAATTGCCTGATAAAGTTTATGACGTACTCGAATGCGGTATGTCGCCAGAGCAATCGGACGCATACGAATCGCTACGCGATACGCTCATGGCGGAAATTGAACACGAACTAGATACAAGCGGACAACCGCAAGCGGTAACGATCAACAATGCGTTAACCAAATTGCTACGCTTGGCGCAAATCACAAGCGGACATATCGGCCTAGATGCGGTGTACGCAGAAGATGGTACGATGTTAATTCCGAAGCGCATTAAATACTTCGCGCAGAATCCTAAACTCGATGCGCTAGTTGAAGCGCTGAAATCAAAAGGTCCAAACAGCAAATCTATCGTGTGGGCATGTTGGACGGCAGATATTCAGCAGATTACGGAGCGCTTGGAACGTGAGGGAATCGACGCGGTAACGTTCTACGGCGGAACAAACGAAGCGCAGCGGGCCGAAGCGGTAAGGCGGTTTAATTTCGACCGCGCTTGTCGCGTGATTATTTGCAACCCGGCAGCGGGCGGAACGGGCGTAAATCTGCTAGGTTATCCGCCCGGAGCGCCAGAGGGTTATGATACGAATTGCGATCAAGAATATTTCTATTCGCAAAACTGGTCACATTTGACACGCGCACAGGCGGAAGATCGGGCGCACCGGATTGGTACTCGACAAAATTTACAGATTACAGATTTGTGCGTACCCGGAACAATCGACGAAGAAATTCGGGTGCGTGTTTTGAAGAAAAAGCAAACGGCAATGGAGATTTCCGACATTCGTGAAATCTTGAAAACGATTTTGAAAGGTGGATACAAAGATGAATAACAGCAAACACGCCTACGTTATCGAGCGTGTTAAGTTTGATATTTCAACGGTGCTAGATCATGCACCCGTTGTTTATATCTTTGAAGATTTGGAACGGCGTCCGTCGATTTTCTCGCAAGAGTATTGCGCCGAATTGGAGCGGCGTTTTGCGGAATACGGGTTTGACCCCGACAAGGATTTTATCGTGTTGGCGGGCAACATGATTGCAGTTGCGTGCGCGGTTTCGGTATTGTCCGCCGAGTATGGCGAAGTCAATACGCTCGCGTACGATGCGCAGAAACGTGAGTACGTACCAGTGAAAATCGGAATCGAATTAGAATTAGAAAGGGAAGCGGGTTAGTTATGCCAACTACTATGCCAGTCTCAGCGGCGCGAGTTTTTACGGAAGTCAAACATGCACACGAACAGATTTACACGGCACTAAAAGCGCTCAAATCGCTTGCTGCGCAATCCGGCAGCATTACCGAACTAGCGAACATTGCACACGCGATAAACCAATCTCAGAAGCTTACAGCGGATACAGATAAAGATATTCGGATGTTTCTGGAAACCGTCAAGAAAGCGTTGTGCGTGTTGTGGGTACAGAGTGACCTAAGCGGCGAGCCAGCGCCAATCAAAACCGATTACGTTACGGCGACACCATCCGTTAAAATGGTGTTGTCGGTTCCGTCGCGCAAAACGGATTTCGCCAGTTATGCCAAGCTAATGACGCATCTTGGCGTACCACAACATTTGTGGGATATGCCGGAAGGTCAAAGCGTGGTCGCGGACGTTCATTATCCGGGATTTGTTGATTACGTTTCGTCGCTAGTCGAGCAAGGCGCACCACTACCGCCCGGTTGCGACCCGGCGAAACTATCGCCAGTTTACAAAGTAGTGTTGAACAGCCGAAAGGAAGTGTTGGCATAACTGGAAACGAAAGTTGAAACTAGACAGGCTCGAAAACTCAATTCGTAAAGGTGAAGGTCAAAATTATGTCAACAGAAGTAACGAAATACGGACAAGGCGGATTACCCGCCAATCCCGCGCCCGATTTTATCAAAAAGTATCAAGGCGAAACCGGCGTTGAAGGAACGCAACAGTTTATTAAACCGAGTCGGTTGAAGATCATCCAAAAAATGGCGCGCCCGCCGTTTGCCGATGCGTTCAATACCGGCGACGTTGCGATGGTTCCAGAAATGTTGCTGATTGCGCCGATTCAGTTAACAGAAAAAGGCAAGTCGATGGAACGCGGCGCACCATTTCATTTCGTGCCGTTGTTTTTCTTTCCTGAATGGTGTTGCTGGAATCCGATTCAAACAGCAGGCCAATTGGACGCGATTCGTGAGCGTTCGTTAAATCAAGATTCGGTTATTGCGAGAAAGGCGCGCAACCGAGACTTAAAACCGGAAATCTGCCCGGAATGGCCGAGCGAAAACTTGCGGTATCAAGAGCATTTGAATTTCGTGATTACGATCATCGGTAACAATCCGGCCCGCGATTGTAACGTGATCGTATCATTCACGCGCGGAGAACACCGAACCGGCTCGACGCTATTAAGCATTTTGCGGTTGCGCAAAGCGCCAATGTTCGGCCAACAGTTTGAAGCGGTTTCGACGTTTCGACCCGGAACAGGGAAAGGTGATTGGTACGGATTGGACATTACCGCGCCAACCGTGCTAAGTGGCATTGGTTCATGGGTTACGGACCCGGCGACGTTCGCGGAGTACGAAGCGGCGCATAACGTGTATAAAAAAGCACACGCCGAGAGTACACTTGTGGTTGATTACGGCGACAGCGATTTAGAGGCGGAAGCTAATGCAGTAGACATTGCCGACAACCCGGACAATATGTAATCGGGCATCGTTGGCATAACTGAGTGTGGAAGTGCCGTACGGCGGTACTGTAAAACCGAATTTGGGTTTGCCCCTGGGATTCGGGCCGCCGTGCGGTTTATTTACCTTACAGCTTTTGCATGGATTGCGAGCGCATATCTATATGAGTGGTCTTATCGACCTATCTAAAATCGGTGTATTGGCCGAGCTAGAACGTTGTCAAGTAACGTTCGCATATTCTGGCGAAGATACTGTAAAGTGCCTTTGTCCGTTTCATTCCGATACAAATCCATCATGCACCGTTAACGTCAATACGCGCACGTACAAATGCTTTACAGCCGGTTGTGGCAGTACCGGCGATATTGTTACGTTTCTCGCGCAAGTATTAAAGGTTGACCGCACAACGATGCTAGTTGATCTTGCTAGACGGTACTCGTTATCGAGTGAACCGGCAGCAAAGATTATCAATCCAAACGTAATCGAAACGTATCACAAAAATATCTGGTCCGCATTTCCGTTATTAAAGGCGTTGCGTGATCGTGGCGTATCGGATGAACGAATACGTTATTATCGCATCGGAGAATCAAACGGACGCATAACGATACCAATCAAAAATGATAACGGGTTGTTCGTCAATATTAAATTCTATTTGCCCGGCGCGCCCGGTAATAAGAAGATGCAAAATCTTCGCGGGCATGGTGAAATCAGATTATGGCCGTTAGAGCAATTGAAATTCCCAACAGTTGTATTGTGTGGCGGCGAAGTAAAAGCAATCGTTGCAGCGGACGAATTAAACACGCACAATATAGGTGCAATTACAGCAACAGGCGGCGAAGGAAATTGGCATAACGATTTCACGCCGAAGTTTACAGGCAAGACGGTTTACGTTTGTTTTGACATAGATACCGAAGGACAAGCAGCAGCAGTAAAACGTTGTGGACAATTACAGCAAGTTGCCGAGTGGCTAGGCAATGTTATATTGCCCCTTGATAAAGATCGTTATCCGCATGGTGATATTAACGATCTAATCGGGCAAGAGCATTTACCGTTAAAGCCGATCTTAGATGCGTGCGAGCAATGGATACCGCCGAAGCTACAGCATAGCGGGTTGATTGACGACAATGAAAAAGTCAATCAAGTATCATTGCACCAAGCAAGTCATGCGAAATTTGCTGGTAAGCGCGTGCGCGTGAAAGGTCTAGTATCGGCATTAGATAACAGTCCGTTTTCAATTCCAAAATCGTTGAACGTAATTTGTGCGAAAGGTCAACCGATTTGCGCCATGTGCCCGGTTAACACAACGGACGCGGGCCAAGTGTTTAATATCTCGCATGAACACCCGGCGTTACTCGAAATGGTTGATAGTCCGAACATGGCGCAAGCGGGCGCGCTCAAACGAGCCATTGGCATACCTGAATCGTGTCGGATATGTACGTTTGCGCCGATAGAGTTTTACAATATTGAAGATGCGCGCATCAGTCCACAACTTGAAGTATCGAACCGCGATACAGAGCGCGTAATGACACCGGCATTATGTATCGGCAACGGAATCGAGTTAAACGAAACGTATTCGCTAGTTGGCCGAATGCACCCGCATCCAAAAACGCAACAGGCGACGTTGCTAATCAGCAAGTACCGCCCGACGAAAGATGCGCTTGGCACATATCAATGCAATAACTTGGAACGGTTAAGCATATTTCAACCGGATGATTGGACACCGGAAGCAATACAAAAGCGGCTCGATACGATCTATGCAGATTTTGAAGCGAACATAACGCGGATTTACTTACGCCGCGATATACACTTGATTGTTGACTTGGCATATCATAGCCCGCTATTACTTAACTTCGACGGTAAGCGCGTCAAGGGTTGGATAGAGGCGCTGATAATGGGAGATACAGCGCAAGGCAAAACTGAAACCACAATGAATATGCTCGCGCATTACGGGTTAGGCGAAAAAGTCGAATGCAAAAATGCATCGGTTGCCGGATTGCTTGGCGGATTGCAACAAATGGGAACGCGCTGGTTTGTTTCGTGGGGAGTTATTCCGACGCATGATAGGCGGTTGGTTGTGTTGGAAGAATTAAAAGGCGCATCGACAGAAGTTATCGCTAAGTTAACCGATATGCGTTCGAGTGGCACAGCGGAAATTCCGAAAATCGAAAAACGAAAGACACACGCGCGAACGCGGTTGATAGCTTTGTCAAATTCGCGGAGCGGTCACGCAATTTCAACGTACAATTTTGGTATCGACGCGGTACGCGAGTTGATTGGTTCACTAGAGGATATACGGCGGTTTGATATTGTTGGCATAGTTGGCGCGAACGATCTTGATCCAAACATAATTAACCGATTACAAATCGACCGGCCTAAAATCGAGCATACATATACCGACGAACTATGTCGGCAGTTAATTCTATGGGGTTGGACGCGCACCGCCAACGAAATAAAGTTTGATGACGATGCAACGAAACTAATCATGGAAGAATCAACAAAACTATGTGAGGAATTTACCGATGCGATACCTATTATTGACAGAGGTTCAACTAGGCACAAACTTGCAAGACTTACAGCAGCGATTGCAACCAGAACATTTAGCACCGGGGAAAATCTTGAGCGAATCCGAATTAGAGTCTGCCATGTACAGTTTATTGTGGCTTTACTTAGACAGCTCTACGGAAGCGCGACGTTTGGCTACGGAGATTACACCGCGTCTATTCAACTTACTCAAGAGTTGAGAGACATTCCGGCGATACGTGCGGAGTTGTACAAATTCGCATATCCGAAAGAATTTGCGAAGATGCAATTAGGACACACGAGCGCCGATAGAACAGACTTTTGCGATTGGCTAAGTACCGATACAGAAGCGGCAACGAATTTACTTAGCTTTCTTGTGCGGCACCATGCGTTAGTGCGCGACGAAATGGGTTACAAGTATCGCAAAACACCACCGTACATTAAATTTCTCAAAAGTTTAATTGCAGACGAGACAACGCCGAATTGTCAAAACGGTAGACCGGCGCATATTCCTATTACTAACAATGGAAGCGGAGATTTCTAAATGCTATATCAAACGATTGAAATTGAAGTGCCAACCGAAGCGTATCAAGGACGACCGAAAGAATTCGAGTGCATGGGCGAACGCGGCGAAATGATAATGACGGTTGTATTGTGCGATTATGGAACGCACGTACAAGCGCGCATAGGCTGTTCACCATCGACAGAATGGATTGCAAAATTTGGGCGCGCACTTCCACCGGCAGAGGCGAGAATGTATTTTCCTAACGCCGATTTGAAAGGATATAAGTAGTGCAAGATTTAGACGTGAGCAAAATGATTTCAGAGGCGATTGGCATAGCTGGACTAATCCCAGCGCACCACCAATTAGCAACGCTGTTTAAGGTGCTGGAAAAACTCGACAAGCCAAAGTACACCGTAACGTTGAACGAAATTAAGCGGCGGTTGAATCTTTGTGAAGGTCTAACGTCAAGCATGTTGATTTTTCCAGCGGTTCGCATTCTTGGATTTGAACCGTTTACCAGTTATGCCAATTGGAAACGCGACTGCAAATACGTGAGGGACAAAACATGATTGGTTTCGCGCGTAACAACGGCAACATGATTGAAACCGGCGCAGAGTTTCCAACGTTGCCAAATAACATCGACAAGTTGTATCTCGATTTCGAGACAACTAGCGGCGATTCTAAACTCGATTCGCTAAACCCTTGGCATAACTGCAAGCCAGCGGGCTACGCATTCACGTACGATAAAATTCCGGCAGCGTGGTACGTGCCGTGGAATGTGCCGCGAGCAAGCGAATACTTGCGCATGATTATTGCGCGCTCGAAAGAGTGGATAAATCATAACGTCAAATATGACGCGCACGTGTTTACGAACAATACGTACGTTGGCATAACTGATTTACCGATTCTCTCCGATACGATTGTTGGAGCGAAGCTAATCGACAGTGATAGAGGATTTGGGCGCGGCGGTTACGGATTGGATGCGCTCGCGCGTGATTGGTTGAAAGAGGATATTTCCGGTTACGAATCTGCTTTGCAAACGTATTTGTACAAAAACAAAGACTATGGCCGAATACCAGCGGACATTCTAGGCGAGTACGCTTGTCAAGACGTGCTAACGAATCGGCGCTTAGCAGACTTTATTGCGTTCAAAATGCCGGACGAATGCCGGAACGTGTGGGAAACCGAAACGAAGCTTACGCGGATTTTATTCGACGTAGAACAAACGGGTTTGCGCGTGGACCCGGTTGAACTAATGAAGCGCGAACTAATCACAATGCACACGATGTTGCAAATCGAGGCGCAGTTAGAGCAGTTATGCCAACGCCCGATACGACCGCACACGAACGCGGATTGTTTTGACGTGTTGTGTGGTCAATACGGTTTGCCGGTTGGCGGATATACTGAGGCAGGAGAACCGAGTTTCAGCAAGCATATTTTATTGGCGTATTTATCGCACCCGCTAGCGCCAGTCCAAATCGTGAAGTTGATTATGCAATACCGTGTGTTGCATACGCATTTGAATTTCTTCATTACGCCATACCAGCAATTGCATATCAACGGTATTTTGCATTCGAGCTATAATCAGATCGTGCGCACCGGACGCATGGCGTGCAAATGGCCGAACAGTCAGCAGCTAGACAAAGCGGCAAAGGAACTAATTCACCCGCGCGATGGAAATGCGTTTTTGTCGATTGATTATTCGCAAATCGAGTTTCGCACGATTGTCCACTATATTCACGACGAAACATGCATTGCAGCGTTTAACAAAAACCCCGACGAAGATTTTCACCAAATGATAGCCAACATGGTTGGCATAAAAAGAAAACCGGCTAAGACGGTTAACTTTATGGTTGGGTTTGGCGCTGGAAAAAAGAAAACGATCAAGACGCTATCCGCGATGGGCGACGTTGTGGCGAGCATAAAAGAGGAAATTGACGCGCTAGGCATTGGCATAACTGCAAACAGTAGTCACGCGGCGACGTTCGCACGAATGGCCGAGCAACGCGCCGAGAAACTATTACGCGAGTATCACGAAATGTTGCCCGGCGTCAAAACAACGTCGCGCAAAGCCGAAGCAATCGCAAAGCGCAACGGTTTTGTGCGCAATCTTGCCGGACGGCGACGGCATATCCCAAATAACAAAGCGTATATAGCATTCAATACGTTAAATCAAAGTTCGGCAGCGGACATTATGAAAGAGCGCACCGTAGCGGTTAGCGAAATGCTAGCCGGTACTCCGTTACGCATCGTAGCGAGCGTACACGACGAATTGCTAATCGAAGGTCCAATTGGCATAGTTGACGACGCGAACACTGTACGCGACGTGGTGGCGTGCATGGAAGCAAGCCAAATCAAGTTGCGCGTTCCAATTCGATGCAGCGCGGGAACTAGCTCAAAACACTGGCGCGACGCGGGAAGTGACGAAAATACGCACACAATTCAGTATTTACCCGAAAATATCACGAATTTAAGTCATTTGCGCGTAAATAGTTACGTAAAACACGAAAAATAATCGTGAAACTTGCGAACCACTATTGCAAACGTTCGTATTGATGGTAGGATGATTGAAGTGAGTGACAGAAACAAAACAGAACACGCGAGACAAGAGAACAAAACAATGTGTACGAAAGTTGATTTGACCGGAATCGTTCACCCGTTTGAAGTGGCCGGATTGGGCAAAGCGCCGTTTCGATTCTCACACGTGACCGAAAACGTGTTTTCAACGGGCGGATTGTTTGCGGTTACGAAAGCGGGCGGAACGTGTGATTTTTGCGGTACGGGAATCCGATACGAGTATTGGATCAAGTCGCATGACGGCCAGACGTTCAAAGTTGGTTGCGATTGCGTGGCCCGTTTGCAAAGTGCGGACAATCGCTTGATTGGCGAAGTTGAGCGGGCGAAGCGGATTTTGGATAAGCAAATCCGGGACGCGAAAAAGAAAGAGAAAACCGAAAAAGGTTACGCCAGAGTGTACGCGGCGTACGAACGCTTGCCGGAAGTGTCGGGGAAATTGGCAATTATACCGCATCCGTGCGGGTTTGACGGCAAGACGATGCTGGATTACGTGCAATGGATGCGAAACAACGCGGGTTTGAGCGGGTTGACCAAATGTGCAAAAATAATTGAAACCGCCGCGAACCAATCGTAAAACCGTGCGTAGAACAGGCAGACAGAAACAAAACACGAAACGCGAGACAAGAAAACCATGAAAATCAACAGCACAACAGTAATCGACCACGAAACCGCGACAAAACACGTTTTCCTTTACGTGGACGTGGACGCGGAAGAAATTGCGAAGAAAATCCAGAAGTTGATGAACAAGGGCGGCGTGTTGATTCACGTTGACGGTTCGCGGGAATGGCACGAATGGGAGCAGATCGTAGACACCACGAAATCGGGCAGCGAACAGTACACTTGGGACAAAACCGGAAACAAGGTGTTATGCCAATTGGTCCGACACCACACGATGAACGGCCTAGCGATGAAAAAACAAATCATCCGAAAAAGATTTCGGAAATTCGAGTGAACCGCGAACAAATCCGAAAACCGTGCGTAGTAATGGCAGAGTGAAACAGAAACAGAAACAGAACAGCAAACAGGAAACCAAAAGTCATGTGTCACATTAACCAGTACGATCAAGGCGAGCAGGGACAACCGCAACCGGAACCACAAGCGGACCCTAACGCCAGATACCGTGTGAGGCGGTGCGGAGCGTTCAAGGCGTGGTTAGAAGTCAAATGGCGGACCAACGGCGACAACGGCGGGATAGTGTGGCACGACGAACCGGAACGGGCTACGTTGTTCAATGCGGCTAACGCCGAAATTTTCGCGGATTATTTTCGGGCGACAACCCGATTAGCACTTGACAAGCAAGCGATGGGGAGCTAAAATAGCCCTATCGAGTCGAAACTAGCTCAGCGAATCGCCAGCAGACGTGCGGTAGGTTTACTAAGCTAGTCCGTCCGGGATTGACCGCCCGGCGTTGAATAAGACAGGTCAGACAACACACTAGCATAGCGAGACAAAGACAATGGCTACAGCGACAAGTACGGTTAGTCCTAGTGGCGAAGTGGTGAAGGTTCGGAAGCAACGCGAGAAGAAAGAGAAAGTTGCCCAAGTGGCTTACGTGGCACCCGTGGGCGCGGCGTGGGTTGACGCCAATGGCAAGTTGACCGCATGGCCCGACGATTTCAAATCGACGTTGCACAAGGCGCTAAAGGGCAAGGATTTCGCGGACGAGTGCGTGTACTTGAATGCGAAAGCGGACAAGTTCGAGAAATTGGCGAAAAAGTTTCGCGCGGACGCCGAAGAATCCAAGCGGCTTGGCGGGATTAAGGGCAACGTCAAGGCGAAGAAATTGGTAGCGTTGCAGAAACGCATGGCCGATTTGAAAGCTTCGTTGGCGGCGGAAGGTATCGACGTGGCCGAATTGCTCAGCAAGTTGGTACCGCCAGCGGACGCCGAAGCAAACGGCGCAACGGCGACGGCGAAGTAATTCGACTGAGGAAATGTAAGGCAGTCGAAACGCGAACGGTTGGCATAACTGGCCGTTCGCGTCCGTCCGGGAGTAACCGCCCGGCGTTGAATAAGACAGGTTAACCTTACACCTGATTTCAATTTACATAACAGCAACAGTAACGTTAAATGGAGTACGGCACGATGGCCCGCGTCATTTACAAACGTCAAGAATTCGACAGCAACGCAACGGCGGAACGGTGGATAGAACATCAAGAATCGTTAGGTTGGCAAGTGTCGTCTTATCGGCGCACCAGAATTGCCAACATTCTTTTGATAACGGTTCAAATTCGCAAAGATTTCGCGCGTGTTATCGGGGGCAAACATGCAACCCGATAAAGAAACCGCGAGCGAATTGCAAGGGACAATTTCGGGTTTGTTGTCGCTAATTCAGACAACACGCACGAATATCTCAAACCCTGAAATGGTAGAGCGCTTTATTCAAGAGCGCGAGCGGACCATTGCCAAATTGCAAGCCGAGTGCGTGGCGTTGCGTACAAGTCTCGATAACGGGCCGCAACTAATCCGCGACACACAAGCGCAGATTCGCGTATTGAAAGAGCGGCTAGGGCAGATCAAGCACCGGGAAGATATTGAGCGGCTGTTACGAATCGCGGAGCAAATCAAGGAACTACAGGAAACAACATAATGCGTAGCGGTATGAACAAGTGCGCGTACGTACTCACGCCAGCGAACGGCGCAACCGGACAAAAGGCAGTCTATTGCGGCAAGGCGACAAGCTACGCAATGAAACGCGACGACGACGGCAATTTGTATCGTTGTTATGAAATGTTTTGCCCGGCGTGCAAAGTGAAGATTGAACAGCAGCGAATAATGAACGACATAGAAAGCGAAAGCGAATTGTAAACATGACACCGGACGACATAACAGCATTGAAAAAGACGGTTGAAGATTGGCATAACAAGCATTGCCAGATTCTTGCAGATTGGGCGACACGACAACAACCGCCTTACATTTTCCGCAAGCCAAAACTCGAAATCAAACTTATGGGAGCGCGGGCGGCGGGCAGGTTTCGACGGCGCGGGAATATGTGTACGTATTATCTTCCGTACTTGCTGATTGAAGGTGCGAAGTACGAGGAAACAATCGCACACGAAGTTTGCCATAGCTTTACGAAGCAAATCATGCCGAGTAGCAAGTGGCATGGCGACTTGTTTTTCTTTTTCTTGCGGATAGTTTGCAAATTTCCAACGGCGGAGCGCTGCCACTATTCGAGCGTTACGAAAGCGCGACGATTGGGCAGACTTTTACGGAGCATAAAGTAGAATGAACGAACGACCAGCAAACACAATCAAAACACCGCGAGACAATCGCTATCGACGCGATATAGCGTTTGGTTTTTGGTGGAATGATTACAGCTACACGTCTAGCACGACGCACGTGCAACTATGCGAAAAAGCGTTTAATGAAGGGTATGCGAAAGGCATACAGGCGGCGCGGGAAGAAATCGCAAAACACAACGAAGAAATGTTAAGGTTAGAATAACATGATTAAAACATCGTGCCCAAAATGCGAGTACAGAATCAAGACCTACAAGCGAAACATCGGGCGGCGTGGCAAATGCCCAAAATGCGGCCTAATGTTTCGTGTGACGCCAGATTTCTACACGGCGTTTGTTATGACCGAGAACGTCGCGCCGCCAGTACAGCCGGATGGAATTACAGCAATACAAGCAGCAGAGCAGCGACGGTATATTTACGTACCGCCGAGCCGGTTTGAAATCGCGCGGGTACTCGCGTGGCGCGTGGCCGTGCGATGGTGTAAGAAAGCTTTGCTTGGCGGGTTGATCGTGGCCGTAAGCATTGGCATAACTGCCGGGATACACGGCCTATTTCCAGCGGAAGCGAGCGGCGCAGCGCCGAAGTCAAACGCCAACCAACACGCAATCGCGGCGTTGAAAAAAGAGCAAACGCGGCTTGAAGCGTGGCAAAAGCGGCTTGTCGAGCGCGAGAAGAAATTAACCGAGCGTGAGGCGAAGCTTGCCGAGCGCGAAGCGGACCCAAATTTGCGCCCGGTTATCGTGACGAAACGCGAACTATCGCCAGAGGAAAAACAGCAACTAGAGGCAGTAGCAACAGCAGCAAAAGAAAGGGAAGCAGCAGCGAACGCGGAACCGAAACCAGTAATACACGAAAACCAAGCGTGGATTGACGAAGTAAGAGCAGCAAAACAGAAACGTAAACAAGAAGCAAAGGAATTACAAAATGCAAAACAGCAGCAATAGTGACCGTTACCTAATGATTGAGAATCGTGGCGTTTGCCCGGTCCAGAGTTTCACGTTACTAGGCGCATCGAGTACACGCGGCGATGCGAAAAACAGCAACCCGTATCTGATCGGACAATTCGGCAGCGGCAGCAAACATGGAATTATTCTTTGCTTGCGGCACAAAATCAACCCGATTGTTTTTCTTGGAAACGAGCGCTTAGATTTCAGCGAGCGGCGACAAACGATTAACGATGGGATTTCTACAACGGAAATCGGGCAAGTGGTTTGCAACGGACAAGATTTGGGCTTTGTTGTCGAATATGGGCGGTTGGATTGGGACAAAATCGAATACGCATTACGTGAATTTGTCTCGAATGCAATCGACCGGACAATTCGACAAGCGGAGTACGAATATCCTGGTATGCCAACGGCGACAGTACAACCGTGGGAACATATCGTTATCAAGATCGTGGATAATGCCGAAGCGCGGCCCGGTTTTACGCGCGTGTTTGTTCCGTTAACGCCCGCCGTGTGGCAGTTTGAAAAAGATTTGCACAAATGGTTTTTGCATTTCCGCGAACCGAAATTGTTGCTTGAAAAAATCCTGCCAAAAGACGATATGAATCCGCGCAGTTTGACCGGCAGCAAAGCGGCGTGCATTTACCGCCGTGGTGTACTTGTACGCCAAGTTGACGGCGAGCGCGAATCGTTGTTTGATTACAACATGAATAACTTAGCGGTTGATGAATCGCGGAAAGTCAACGATTCAACCGTGACGTTTGAAGCGGGCCGAGCTATCAGCGGCGTTAAAGCGAACGCATTGCAAATCGTGTTGTCTACGTTTGCCAATATGAACAGCGGTTTGTATTGGGAACACACGTTTGATACTTTTACGCTTATGTCGGGTTGGGAAATGGAGCAGCAGATTGCCACGAAAAAAGACGAGTGGCAAAAAGCGTTTCAATTGGCGTTCGGTGTTGACACGACAATCAGCACGAATATTTTCTGCCACAATCCGCGCGATGCTAACGAGCTATCGCGGCGCGGGTTTCGCCCAATCATGGTTTCAACAGCATGGTACGAAGTGTTGAAGCGCTACGGATTGCGTACGGCGCACGAAGTGTTGACAGCGGACCAACGCGACGGGCGGCATATCTTTGACGAGCCGTTACCAGCGCACACGGCAGCAGTAAAGTATGTTTGGGATAAATTCGTTTCGTTAGGATTGACTAACGAAAAAGTTTTTCCAAGCGTGCATAGCTTTCAAGAGATTATGAAAGCAGGCGGTACGCAAGTATTCGGATTTCATCGTGACGGCGGGATTTATTTACACGTCGAAATTGAATCGACGGGGTTGCTTAAATGCGTGAGCGAAGAATTAGCGCATTACATTACAGAAGCGAACGACGAAACGCGCGACTTACAAGACTTTGCCTTTAGAGTGATAGGACACCTGATTTAAGGTTTGATAAATATTATGGCACACAAACACGAATGCAAAACATATCGACCCAACATTGACAGCGGCAAACACTTCAAATACGCACACGCAAAGCTTGACGGTATTTGGCTCGAAATTCGTCGTCATGCTTTTACCGCCGTGGTAGAAGCGCGGACCAGTTTACCGCGCGACATAACCGAGAAACTACGCATTAAAAAATGCGAGTGGTTTCGACGTTGCGAAGAATTGCTACCGAATCGCGGCGTGATCTATGGCGAGTTATACGTACCGGGCGAGCAAGCGGCGAAAGTCTCGACAGCGTTGGCGCAGCGTGGCGTGATACCAATACCTGAATATTATAACCTACAATTCATGCCGTTCGCAGCGTTGTGGGATGTTTCCATGCGGCCTAAGTTGTGGGCAGATAGTACGCTCAAACACGTCGAGACTGAAATTCGGCAAACGTTGGATTTGCCTTTCGCGCCGTGGCTAACGATACCCGTTGGCATAACTGCCGACGAATTCATTAAAACGCCAGAAGCGCGGGCAATATTAGAGCGCTACGAAGGTGTTGTATTCAAAGACGGCAATCTTGAAAATTGGCATAAGTACAAACCAGTTTTGACGTGCGATTGCGTAGTGCTGGATTTTACAGACGGCATGGGCAAGTACGAAGGGATGATAGGCGCATTAGTATTGGGCCTATACGCGCCGGACGGAACAATCCGGGAAGTTGCATACGCGGGCGGCATGGACGACGAAACACGCATTGGCATAACTGCAAATCAAGACAAAGTTATCGGCAGCGTTTGCGAAGTTGCGTATCAGTGCGCCGGAAGTGCTGGACGATTGCGACACCCAAGATTTTTGCGTTTCCGGGATGATAAAGCAGCGGAAGATTGTAAGCTTACACAATTACAAACGGAGCAACTACAGTAATGGAAATCAAAAAACCAGATCATAACTATTTAATTCTCACGCATCCTGATACGGGCGAACGCATACCTTTTGCTTCATGTTATACAGGTCTAAGCGCGGATGTAATAGAATTCGGCGCAGTTAGAATGTATACATTTTTCGATTGTCTTTATGCTACGCTTGACGATACGATTGTGTACCATGAAAGAATGCTCGAATTACTGAAAAACAAGAAAGCACAAGCACAAGGAATAATAAAAAGATGAATGGCGTTGGCATAACTGGCAGTCCGTTGAAATGGCATGGCGGCAAAGCGTATCTTGCCGGGAAGATTTGCGAGCTAATGGAAAGCTTGCCGATACCGCATACGCATTACGTTGAACCGTACGGCGGAAGCTTAGCAGTATTGTTTGAGCGCAATCCAGAGTATTGCAGCGAAGTTGTCAACGATTTGCACCAAGAGCTAATGAATTTCTGGAATGTACTCAAAGACCCTTGTACGTTTATCCGATTCGTGCGGTACATTCAAGCAACGCCATTTTCAGAGCAGACTTGGCAAACAGCCGACACGTTGCGCAAACACGGCGTTACAAGTATTGACCGAGCGCTTGGATTTTTCATCGCTTGTCGGCAGTCTCGCGCGGGCTGTTTTGATTCTTTTGCGACGCTATCAAGGACACGTATTCGACGCGGAATGAATGAGCAAGTATCGGCATGGTTGACCGCATTGGAAGGTTTGCCGAACGTACACGCACGTTTACAGCGGGTTGTGTTGCTCAATCGACCAGCGCTAGACGTGATACGGCAGCAAGACGGCCCGAAAACGTTGTTCTATCTTGACCCGCCATACTTACACGCGACGCGCACGACTATCGGCCAGTACGATTACGAAATGACGGACGAACAACATACAGATTTGCTATTATTGCTAACGCAAATTCAAGGCAAGTTTCTTTTGTCCGGCTATCCGAACGAAATGTATGACAGTTATGCCAATCGGTATAATTGGCAAGTGTTTGATTTCGATCTTCCGAACAATGCAGCAGGCGGCGACGAAAAACGTCGCATGACAGAAAGGGTTTGGTGCAAAATTTAATGAGCAGCAAAACACGAAGCAAGAAAATCGGTACGCGCATCGGCAACTTGATTTATGTTGATTACATAACAGGCGAAAACTTGTACGTCATGTTATGCCAATGCGGCGAGCTATGTTTACGTAAGCGCGCTAAGTTGCGAGCGTTTACAAACTGCCAATGCGAGAAGTGTGACAGCGCAGAAGTATTATCAAAGGTCCACAAGCTACAGGATAAAATCAACTATGCCGTAGCATCGTACGCGATAAGCGTAAATCGTGGCACCGATACGCTACGCGGATATATCGCGGCTTGTGATACTGAGGCGGAAGTTATCAAACAAATTGGCAAACTTGCGCGCAGCGAATCCGAATTTACAAAGTTTCGACGTGCGCGGCAAAAAATGCTGAAACAGGCCAATGTTAATCTGGATAAGCCAGATTTTGATGAAATCGACCCGGCGCAGGACCAGAAATCGCCCGGATGACCGGCTAGGGGCCTAGCATTGCGCAGGCGGCGTTGGGATAGGGGTAGAGGGTTTCCAGTCATGCAAGGGCAATCGGACGCCATACGGGCCAGATTTGAGAACCGAAAATCGTGGTAAGCTGGATAAGTGCTTACCTAGCTTAACATGGGGGTGTTTTGAAATGGGAAAAAAGCTTTCCGACATTATGGGAGCAACCGAGCGAAAGAAATTAGAAAAAGCATGGCGTGAGGCGCATCCGTGGCCGGAACGAATTCACGTACACGGAAATCGTTTTGTCATACCTGATTTTTCTGAGAGTTTTAAGTGTGACCGTTGCGAAGAAAGATTTGCATGGCGCGCATCGTATTGGATTGACAGGGACGACGAACCGCACGACCGAAATGCCGATCAAGTTTATTGCGTTGATTGTGTTATTGCGGTTTGGGAGGAATTTAATAATCATGGTTGACCGCAATAGACCTAGACCAAAACCGTACTTCCAAATTCCAGACGAACCGAAACCGCCGTACACGTGCGCGTTGTGTGAGAAAGTTTCAAACGAACACGGTTATTGGATGAGCGTTGATGCGCTTAGTCAGAAATCCGGTAAGCATTTAATGCACCGAGAAATTTGTCTTGAGTGCATTCGCATTATCGGACTTGGCATAATTGAATACCCGGAAGTTTATTTACCACAGCTAGACTAAGACTAAACATGGCCGATAGTTTTGATACCAAATTGCTCAAATCTCGCCTAAGCGATTTGGAAAAATTGTACTGTAATCTTGCCGAACAGCGCGACGAGATTTGGGATTGCTTAAAAGCAACCAAAACAGAATGCGAGCAGCTACGCGGGTTACTTCGTGAAACAGTAAGTTATATCGGTATCGACGTATCGAGCCGATTGTTAATTGACAGAATACTTAAACAATTGGGAACAAATGCAAATGCAAATCAGAATCGAGTTTGAAGCGCCGAACGTTCACGATTATTTCATTGGTGGCGCAATGACCAGTTTGCATGATGGTTGGGTTATGCTCAACAGCGCGGGCTATAACGAAATGAAATTCCATGATGGTTTGATATTGCCCGGATATTATTTCGGTTTAACTGCGCCCGGTTCGTACGACGAAATGCTTTCGTTGATTGACCTACCAGCGAACGCATTGCGTGATTATTCGCATTTGACCTACGCCGCGCCGAATGGAAATGGGTATAACTATGCTGGTTACTACTCAACAGCGACCGGCGTACCGAATACCGAGTACGTCGATTTGCATTTCTTTGCAACACCGGAACCGAGTACGTTCAATATTTGCATGGGGCTATTATGTGTAATTGGTATCTCAATTATTTTGCGGGCATACATGCTGCGCGATTGGTGGTAGTTGGCATAACTGTTATGGTAGTGGTTTTCGCAATGGGAACGTGTAGGAGAGATTAGGAGTAAATCAGCATGGTTGACAAACCAAAACATAAAGAGACACCGATTGCAATTGCTGGAAAGCAAATCTATGTCGATGTTGAATTTGCATTGACGCCGATTGAGCTTATTGCATTTCAATTGTGCTATGAAATTGCATCGTGGCCCGATAATCCTGATCGTGGCTACGCGAAGATTGAAGATTTGATACAGTGGTTGCAATTTGTGCTTAAAGAGTTGCATGTTGAAGAAAACGTAAAAGAATGTAAATTTCGCATTGAAGCATTACAAAACGTAATCAAGAAAGTAGCGGACGGCAAAACAGTAGACCAATGGAGCAATGAAGATTTAGTATAAGGTTGTAAAATATTATGATAACAGCAGAAAGACGTAGGCACGTCGAGCGGCTACTTGCCGAAGATAAGCATACAATACGTGAAATCGTTGGCATAACTGGCGTGAGCTATAACACGGTATTGGCTATCTCACACGGCAAATATGCGCCGTATAGGCTAACAGATGAACAACGTGCAAAACAAAAAGAGGAGCGCAAGATTAGTACGGTAAACGAATGCCATGCTGAGTCTGCGCCGAAAGTGCGTTGCCCGGAATGCGGCGCGATGGTGTACACGCGCGCGGGTTGTGTTGCTTGTCGAATTAGGAGAGGGGTAAGGGAATAGTGAAAAACAACGAAGATTGGAAACCACCACGAAAAAACTGGTTAGGAATACCGTGGAAAGTTGTTGAGATTGTTCATATCTATTATGAGCAGCAACCATTTAATAAACGACTCAAGAAAGCTTGCTATATACCAATCAAGCGCATACGAATTGGCATAGCTGCGCCCGGCTTATGTTACGGCAAGCTACCTATACCAGAAAAATATGCCGAAGCAAATAAAAACGGTCCAGTCATTATCTGGATTGATAACATTGATGGTTTTACAACATTGCGACAGCGGCGACGAATTGCGAAACAAATTGTAGAAAGGCACAATAATAATAATGAGTAAAAATGAATCCGCACAAACACGTGAACTATGCCGAGAGTTGGAAGCATGTTCGGCAATTACTTATTCGGCAATTGGCAACATGATGAGCGTACCGGGTTGGCCCGATAGATACGTGCATCATGCGGCTTGGCACGGTTGGCTTGAATTCAAAATCGAAGGGAAGTATCTAACGCCATTGCAACGGCAGAGAATTCTTGAACTAAATCATCGTGTACCGGGGAGCGCGTTCGTTGTACGGCATGTTGGCATAATTGGATTACAAGTCGAGAACGCGGACGGTATCAAGTTATGCCAAGTGCATAGCGGAAGTGATCGCGCGTTCCGGCTATTAATTGCGCTTGCAAGTTGCCGGGATGTAATTCTCCAAAAGCAAGCTGAGTAAGGCGGGTACGCGGGTGCTGTTAAGATAGGATAGAATCATTACGCCATTTCTTTCTTTCTTTATCCTATTACCCCCCCTACCCTTCCCAGAGAGTAGAAAGGGATTTGAAAAAGTCTACGTTTCCAAAAAAGTGTATGATTTTGCGCTGAAAGTGTATCGAAACAGCACTAAGATAGGTAAGATTGCCGAGCGTAGAGCAAGGGGCGGATAGGGGTACTGCTCCCCAGAGAGGGTAGGGGGTGTACCCTGATAAAGAAAGTAACTAACTAATGGTATTGACCGGCTGTAAGTTGTGTGGTAGAATGGGGTTACGGAAAGCGGGGCATGTAACGTTAGGGAAAAAATGGGAATTCCAAAATTTTTTCCAACCGATTCTATTGGACTTAGAGCAAGCGCCGCGAGCGGGCATCCGTGGCAGGGGTTTGGTAACGGGGTTGGAAATGAGGCAAAAGCGCGGGAAATGGGTCCAAAATGGTCAAAACCGGGGGTACTTTCTGAGGTGCTTGGCGGGCCGAGTGGAAAAAGTATACCCCCCTGTAGAGATACCCAACTGTTGCGCACTGAGTTTGCTATATATCAAAATCCTAAAAACGTATGAATAGCGACATTATCGACAGAGTAATCAAACAAAAAAAAACGTTAGGAGTTTTGAAATGGGGAATCGTGAGCGCGTGAGGCGACATAGGGAGAAAGAGCGGGCGAGAATCATTGCAGAGACAGGCAGCGAACCAAAAATCGGACGACCGCGAGAGTTAACACCCGCGCAGAGATATGCCAACAAGGTCAACGCGAACGCTAAGTACCGCGCGGAAACGTTAGCAGCAAAACCGCCACACGTTGTACAACATATTATTGATAAGCTTGATAAACGCATAGAAGAATTTCAACCAGTAGGTGAGAAGTTTCGTAGGTTAGATCGTGAAATGCGAGACTTGCATAGAAGCTTGTTAAAACGTTACAAGAAATTTAAGCGCGAGTATCTGAAATGCGAAACGTTACAGGATGTTGAGCGTTGGCATAACTCCGCTAAATACATTCAGTGGCGAACCAGTTTAGATATTGTGAAAGGAATTTACGATGTTGACGCCAAACCAATTGTTGATTTTGAAACAACAGAAACAACAGAGAAAACAGGAGAGACAGAAACAGGAAATACTTAAATTGTTCGAGCCACCAAAGCTAACAGGTGCAACAGTCGCGCGTAATATCGCGCGGCATCCAAATAGACCAGCAGACGGCAAGTGTGAAGCGTGCGGAGAATTAGTCAAACGCGAAACACAGTGGCGAGCGAATCAAGATCGTACGGTATTTCTATGCCGCGCGTGTTGGGAGAAGCAATTGATTGTTGACGTTGACGAACTATAAACTTGCATGGAGTGCGGCAGTTATGCCAACGATGATAATAGCAACATACAAAAACGGATTTGAGTGGTTGGCCGATGCTGAGAACATGGCAGCGGTTCGCAAGTTGTGCGTCAAAGCTTCACGCGGGCGCAGAGAATTGGTTGACGATATTTGGGACGGCGTGGTGTTGGAGCGTGTTAATAGGTGCTTTGAGACGTGGCAAGAAGATCATTCGAGCGGCGCAAGTTTATCTTGGCATATCAAGAATAACTTGCGGTTGTACGCTATGAAATGGATGGTCAAGAATTACACGCGCGTATCGCGGCTTGAACCAATCGAGAACCATGCCGAAACGTTGTGCATGAATAACGTGCAAAATAAAAACCTAGAGACGCACGAAACGGTATACGTACTATTGAGCGGGCTACCGGATTATTTGAAAGACATATACATTTTGCGACACGCGCTCGATTTAACATTTCAAGAGATTGCGGATACGTGCGGCATTTCCAAATCGGCCGCGCGTTCGCATTACATTCATGCTTCGGCCATCCTTTTACGCAAACTTTCTGAAACCGGCGTTACGTGAGTCGCTGAATTATCTATCAGCGGCTAGCCCACAAGAGCAACTAAACCTATACGAAGAATTGCAGCTAGTGCGTTCGGTTGCTGGTCATGCGGTGCAAATGTATGCAGAGGCAGTTGAGCTATTAGCAGCAGCGCCGCTAGATATTCGCGTGCGGGCGATGGTGTTTGAGACTGGCGAAGCGATGAAATCGCACCTACGCGATGTTGTGGACATTGCGGAGAAGATTGCGAGAATTGAGAACGGAGCAAAAGACAAGGTATCAATCGCACAGTTGCATTTTTTCTTAGACAGTATCTTGCGTTGTTCGCACCAAGTTTATGCGGACGACGAAGAAAAAGCATTACAGTTCGCAGAGTTGATCCGCACACAAATCAAGCTACCGCAAGTTGGCATAACTGGAACCACGTTGACGCCAGACTTGGACGTGTTGGCAATGGATGCGAGCGTACCAGAGGCGGACAACGTTAGTAGTACAAACAGTAACGGCAGTAACGGGCATGTTGACGCTAACTTTTAATTGAATGGAGTGAAGAAACTATGTTAGTTCTATCGCGGAAAATCAGTGAACGTATTTTGATTGCCAACGGGATGATCGAAATCATGGTAATCGAAATTCGCGGCGACAAAGTTCGTCTTGGCATAAATGCGCCGAAGGACATTGACATACACCGCGAAGAAGTCGCGCGGGAAATCACGCGCAAAGGTGAGAGTATGTTGCGCGTTGTCTCGCACGATACAGACGCGCAACCATTGGACATACAACCGCTAGACGTGCGACAAAACTCAATCGAAAATATGAGTACATAACATGAATTCAACAGCGATTTGGGTAGGGTTGGCGTTGGTTGCTGTTATGGTGGCAGCGATTGCGTATATGTGCGCTGTTGTTCAAATACCAGACGACAGAAACCACCCGCCAAGCGAACCGCCAAGCGAACCGAATGATGATTTTCCTAACAAGACGCCGATGGAATAACGAACGGGGGTGATAAAACTATGTCGTTAGGCATGTTGTTTTTCGTTATCGCCTTGATTTTCTTTTTCTTGGATGGAATCGGGGTGCTTGTCCCGCGTGCGTTAGCGTGGGGATTGTTCGCGTTCACGCTAGGGATGCTGTTAAACGGAGTGATGTTGCCATTTAAGTAATGGCGGCGAGTAATAGCTAATAACAGAGTGTGAGTGCGCAGCGCCCGACAGTATTTGTTCGTGAGGCGCGGGCAATCTGTTGGGCGCTGTTTCGAGTTTCAGTTATGCCAATGCCAGAAAAACCAAACATCGTGCAACGTCCTACGCATACCGAATGGGAACCGAGCGCGAGCGAAAACTATTGGGCACGTCGCATTGTCGCGGCGTATCTTATCGCTAGTCTACTTTTTGCAGGAGTGTGTATCTATGCCACTAAAAAAAGGTTCGAGCAAGGCGACAATCAGCAAAAACATTCGGACGGAAATTAAGGCGGGCAAACCGCAAAAACAGGCAGTTGCAATCGCGTTGAACACCGCGCGACAGAGCGGCGGCAAGAATCGTAGTAAACGCTAACAGGAGCAAACGCTAACATGCGGCTATTAACATCGCACAAGGTTAACGGGTTAAACGAAGCAATCGAAATTCGCGTAATGGACGAACCGGGCGCGGGCGGCGCGAATCACGAATACCATTTTATGATGCGCGGCAAGAATGGTGCGATTCTCGCGCAAGGTATTCATTTCCAAGAGGGGCCGATTGCAGAGACGGACGTTAACGGCATATCAATCGAAGCGCTGTTAGCAGTTTGCCAAGATCGGTTAGAGGGTTTCCAGTCCGGCGAATTTCGCAACAGAGAAAACGCGCTCGCGTTAACGCACATTCAAGAGGCGATGCATTGGTTGCACCATCGGACGCGCGACAGAATTGCGCGCGGCGTTGAAGGTACGTTGCAAAAGTAAAGTATTGGCATAACTGAAACATAACTGAAACATGATTGCGACAAGCTGGACACCGTTGCGCCCGCACAGACTGCAATCGTTAATGTGGCGCAGCAAAGCTAGATTTATTTCGGCAGCGTGCGGGCGCGGAAGCGGCAAAACAGAATTAGCGCGGCGGCGTGTTGTGCGATTTCTGCCAATTGCGAAACCGTGGGCGGACCCGATTTATTTTTATGCGCTACCAACGTTCAATCAAGCGCGGCGCGTTGCGTGGCGTCCGATTGTTAAGCTTATTCCTTCCGATTGGGTGAAAGGCGAGCCGAACGAAACAGAGTTGCGCATTGATACTATTTTTGGGAGTACGTTGTACGTTGTCGGCATGGATAAACCATCGCGCTTGGAAGGATTGCAATACGATGGTTGCGTTATTGATGAATCTTGTGACCAAAAACCGGGTTCATTCGCTCGTTCTATACTGCCTGCTCTATCGCATCGCAATGGATGGTGTTGGCGTATTGGAGTTCCAAAGCGTGTTGGTCCTGGCGCTGCTGAATTCAAAGACTTTTGTAAGACAGGCGCAGCGCCCGGAACACCGGGCGCAGAACACGAAACGTATACGTGGCCTAGCGAAGATATATTAACAGACGACCAATTACGTTGGGCGCGTGAAAACCTTGACGCAAAAGATTACAACGAACAGTATCGAGCCGCATGGGAAACCGTGGGCGGTGTTGTGTTTCACTGTTTCGATGAATTGCTTAACGTCACAAGTGATATTGAATACAATCCCGCCAAGACGTTAATCATAGGCAGCGATTTTAACGTGGACCCGATGGCGTGGGTGATATGCCAACAGAGCGATGATAAGTTAACGTTGAACGTGCTAGATGAAATTTGGGTACGCAACACGAATACGCGCGAATGTTTGACGCGCGTACACGAACGATTCAAGTCGCACGAATCGGGGTTTCAGTTTTTTGGCGATGCGACCAGTCGCGCACGAAATACACGCGCGAGCGAAAGCGATTATATCCAAATTAAAAATGACCGGCGATTTCACAGCGCTACAATACATTATCCGCGCTCAAATCCCAATCGAGCTAACAGATTTGCGAGTTGCAACGCATTGTTTTGCAACGCGAACAACCAGCGGCGGTGCTTCGTTCACCCGCGTTGCGTTAACTTAATACGTGACCTAACGCATCGCGGCTACAAAGAGGGTAGTAACGAGCCGGACGATTACGGCGACATAGGACACATAACAGACGCATTAGGCTACGTGATACACAAGGTCTATCCAATGGCGTTGCATATTCCGTACGTTTCTTCTGTTGGAGCGTTTTAATGATTGTGAACAACAATAATACAGACGACAACACGAATGGAAACGTGAACGGAACCGGAACGGTACTCGCGCCCATTGGCATAACTGCCGACGACCTACCGAAACCAGTTGACCGAACAACGCCGCAAATATTCATCGCGCCCGGCGAAATGTCGGATGCGTTATTGCCGAATAAGTTACGTTCGTACTACAAAACTTATCGGCAAATGCGGACGGACCCAACGATTGCGTTCGCGCGTATGCTTACAGTTGCGCCGCTAACTATGGCGGGTTGGGTGTACAAAGACAAACCCGGCGCACCCGACGGCGCAAAAGAATTTATTGAAGCGATGTTTGAACCGTTGCGCATGCGGCTAGTTAAAACCGCCGTTGAAGGTTATATCGACTTCGGTTGGTCGCCGTACGAAATGGTGAAAACCGTTGACGAATGGGGCTATATAACTATCAAGCGGTTCAAGCCATTGTTGCAACCGTACACTGATATACTTGTCGATAAAGATCATGGCGAGTATATCGGGTTGCGACAGCAAGGCGGGCGGACGATTGTTGACTTGTCGATTTACGATTCGTTGTGTATCTGTTGGGATACAGAGGGAACGGATTACTACGGAACGCCGCTAATGGAGAACGCGCGCGGGCCATACAACGCTTGGAATTCTGTAGAAGCTTCTAGCGAACGCTACGATAATAAAATCGCGGGTTCGCATTGGATAATACATTATCCGGTTGGTTCGTCGCCAATGAACGGCGTAGAAACGGATAACTATGAAATTGCAAAGATGCTAATCAATGCGATGGAAGCGAGCGGAAAGGTTATCATTCCGCGCAAAGTCGAGCAATTCATCGACGATATGAACGCGCAGAAAGCAGAAGATGCATGGAAAATTGAATTGCTTTCTGACAGTGGCTCGCCCGGCGCTCAGTTTATTAACCGTGCGAAGTATCTCGACGCGCTAAAGGTGCGAGCGTTTGGCATACCAGAGCGTGCGGTGCTTGAAGGGCAGTTTGGAACAAAAGCAGAATCAGAAGCACACGCGGATTTTGCGATTACTAACATTGAAATGCGGCATGGTTTGTTATGCCAACAGATTTCGCAACACGCTGTTAATCTAATTCTCGATTTGAATTTTGGCGAAGATTACCGCGATACAGTTTGCATTGAAGCGAATCCGTTATCGGACGACAAAATGGCATTCTTTCGGCAGCTATATATTGGTTGGACACACGACGCGCAAACCGCATACAACGAAATGTCAACAATTGATATGGTTGCGATGCGTGACCGGCTAGGGTTGCCGAAAATGGAACCGCAAATGTACCAACAGGCAGACGAACAACAATACCCGCAACAGGCAGAACCAAATTACGTTAACGAAATGGACCCGACGAATACAGTCGGCAGTAATGGCAGTAACGGCAGTAACGCTAGTTATTAAACAGGCAGGTCAACCGTGAGAATAAAATCGTCGTTAAAGCTTATCGTTGGAATGTTGCACAACGTTGTTTTGCTACTTTGGTGGATTCTTATTTTCTTAGTAGCATTTTTGTTGTTAGGGATTTATTCCACAGTGTACGGACAACTACAGCGGGCGATTAACAGCGGCGTGTTGGTTGACCAGCACGAAGTACAGCGCCCGACGAAATTCTCAGCGGCAAGCGAACGGTATATCGGTTGGGGCAAAATCATTGCATTGCGCCCGGACTATTTCAAGCCAGAGTTAGGCCGAGTGCTAAGCGATATAGAATCGCAAATGCCAGCGAGTCACACGTATAAGAGTGATAATCTAATTACGTGGTCGCATGAAACAACACACGGCATAAACTCACGCGCACGAATGTCGTTAGGTGCGAGCTACAATGCGTTCTATTGCTTGAACGGTAACATTGCAATCTTCCGTACGCCGCGCATTCGCAAATCTCAAATCGCGGAATTTCTACCGCAAGATATTGCATCGTTAAAAGTCTATCGCTTGTACGTGACCGGACAACGCGAGTGGGATGATGATGCAACGTACATATTCGACGAATGGGTTGCGCATATCAATGCCGTAGTTGCTTACAAAGAATTACGCAAAATTCGAGCTATGCCAACTAACGAAGGTGAGTTTGAAGCGCGAAATGCAATTGCGTTGATGGTATTCTCCGATGCGGTGTTAAAAGCAACGGTAAAATATGATCCGCAATTTGTTGACTTAGACGTTATGGCCGATTTTGTTGGGTTTAACATACAACGCACCATCGACGCGGCGGGGCCGTTACAGCCCGGCGTAATGGGCAGAGCATTAGAAATAATCGCAACGCCAGATATTACAGTCGAGTGGCGTGAACCGCATGATTATATTTACGATGCGAAAATTTCACGTTGGGATAGGAAAGAAAAAACCATTGGCGACGAAAACCAGTATACACCCTATGACAATGGCATAGGTGCGGGCAGTTATGCCAATTAGCAGTAGCAGTAGTGTCGTGTTTCGTACATTTCATTTCAGTTTCAGAAAGTGAGTGAGGGTAGACCCATGAAAAAACTTGTTAGTTTGGGAGTTGGATTGATTGCGCTTGCGTTGCAAACGCAAACAGCAGAGGCGGGCCGATTTTTCCATCGTTGGAATTGCTGCAACAGCGGCGGTAACAGTGATTGTTGTGTAGTGAACGGCAATTGTTGCGTTGCGCCGAGTTACGCCGCGCGAACAGTTTCACCATCGGACCACGTTGCGCCCGATATGTATCTTGCGCAGCGCGGGCGGCGCGGGCCGCGCGACGTAGGCGAGCCGGGACAACGACCACCCGTTATTGATAACACATTGCCCGGTCAAGGAAACCGGCCAGATAACACGTTGCCAATCCCACGTCCGCCCGGACGACCGGATAATACGTTGCCCGGTATGCGCCCGATTATTGACAACAGTTTACCGCCAATCATTATTGGCCCGCCCGGAAAACCACCCGTGCGCCCGCCGTTGCCACCAATGATTGATAACACGTTACCGCCGATTGGTGGAAAACCGACGCATCCGATTTTTATACCCGTTCCACAACCGCCACACGTCGATAATTCACTTCCGCCGATTATTATTGAAGGTGTACCCGGTTGCCCGGATGTTAAACCGGAACATCCGATTGTAATCGTACCTGGACCCGGCGTGCCAGTGCGCCCGCCACACATTGATAACACTTTGCCCGGTCAAGGTAATCGACCGGATAATTCACTACCGCAACCGCCGAATTATCCTGATAACACGTTGCCGGGAAATCAACCCGGTATTGATAATTCGTTGCCGGGATTGCCACCACTAATTGACAATACGTTGCCAATACCGCCGTTGCCGGTTATTGATCGTGAGGCGTTAAAGGCAGCGGTCAAATTGGCGATTGTCGAATTGGTCAAGGAATCCGTCAAAGACGATTTGAAGGATTACGTCAAAGACGTTGTTAGCGACGCGATCAAGGCGTGGATTGAAGATCATCCGCACGTTGAACCGCAAAAGAAACGGTAATAACGAAGTGACGCTATGGCGCGGCTAAGCTGGAATGTACTTTTGGTTGTAACGGGCATAGTGATATGCAGCAGAACCGTAACAGCGCAAATGTTTCGACAACAACCGCCAATGTTTTCGGGACGAGCAATGCGGCAACCAGAGTACATTCCAGCGCCCGCGCAAGCGTATCCGCCAGTTATGCCAACATATCCGCCGGCGCGTGAGGGAATTCCGCAGAGTACAGCAGCGATGGAAGCGGCAATAGTACAGAATCAGCAGTTTTTACGCGAGAACGTTTTGTTACAACAGCAAATCGCGTCAATGCAACAAGCGCAATTCATGCAACTAGACGCATACAATCAACGCGCGAATTATTTTGCGCAACAAATGATACGAAACGAGCAAGGTGGACGACGCGGAGGATTTTTTAGCAGACTTTTCGGAAGGTAGGTGCGAAATGTTGAAACATATTTTTGCGTTTGCTGAGTTAGCAATCGTGATTAGTTTTGGCATAATTGGTTGTCAGCCAAAAAACGCCGAAGCACAATACGGTTTTGAAGGACTTGGACCGTTGCCATACGCTCAAAACCCATTAGCAGTTGATTCAGCAGCAGATTTTGCAACCTCCGGCGCTGATTACGCTCGCGCTGAAAAACTTGCGGGTGCGCTCGCGTTTCGCAAACGTCAAGCAATGGCAGCAGCAATCGACGCAAAAGAAATGGAGCGCAATAATATCTTGCTGCGCCGCTATATGTGCGAACGTTTTTGCGGGCCGTTATCTCCGTTGGCATACGATAGCGGTGTTTGTCCGCCCGATGTTGGTACGCAATACAGCGTACCACAAATTCCGTATGCGCCGCCGATTCGTCGCCCGATAAATCCGTATCTTGGACGCCGCGAAGCATTCCGGGAAGGTGAATTAGCCGGAATTTCCGAAGGTGAAGCAATCGCGTACGAAGGTGGTGGTATTCCGGCGTGCGTTGCAACAGGAACATGCGGAGTACCGCCCGGCGCGTATGGTGGTTATGGTGCTGGCTATAGTAGGTTCGGTGTAGGCGCAAATTTTGGTGTTGGCGTTGGCGCAGGAGTATATCGCGCAGCGCCGCGTGCGCCGCGAGTACCGATAACAGCAGCGGGCGTGCGCCCATACGAAGCAGCAGCAAATGGCGTGCGTCCGTATGCGTTGCCATTTCGTAGACGTGTCGCGGAGTCGATTCGTTACTAAGCTTACAATTCGCTCATGGGTCAGCCCGATTCGGGCGCGTAGGCCGCACGTCTAAGTTTCCGCCTGTTGCTTAGCGTGCGGCTTTTTCAGTTATGCCAACGTAAGGTACATAGAAATGGTTGTACTCAAACCGCGCCCGGTTGCTAGTGGTACTCCAACGTTACCGCCAACGTTGGAGTATAAAACCAACAAAGGCGTTGCAAATGGTTACGCTGGTTTGGATGGTACTGCGCACATTGATCCAGCGTTATTGCCAGCGATAACACTTCCGTCAACAGTTGAGTACACAACAAATAAAGATATTGCAAATGGCTACGCTGGTTTGGATGGTACTGCGCACATAGCTTCGGCATTGTTACCGTCAACGGTTGAGTTAACAACACACAAAAACGTTGCGAATGGTTATCCGGGGTTAGATGGGTCCGGTAACATGATTGGCACGTTAATCGTGCGATATGATCTTGCGGGCAATATCAATTTAATTCCACTTGAAGCGGGTGAGTTAGCGATTACGTCAGATACAAACGAAATTCGTATTGGTAATAACGTTGCGCTTGGTGGAATATCTTTCAATCCGTTAGGCTCGCAACAGTGTATTGTGTTATCAGCTTCGGGAACACCCGCACAAAATGGTTTGGCGTTATTAAATACTTATGCGTCTGCAAAAATACGAACGCCAAATGGCGCAGCAATCGGGCCAAATAATCGCATTACAATATTAGTATTTCCTGGCCGATATGATCTTAGTAATGTTGGTGGTGCGGGTGCTAGTTTGGTACTTGATACGTCATATATTAATCTTGTCGGAATTGGTGGTTCGGCAAATACTCGTATTATTACAGATTCATTAACAAGCGGTGGTACACGATCTACAATACATATTACTGCAAACAATATTAGCATCCAAGGATTTGAATTAGTGTCGGGCGTAGGTACAATGATGCAAATCTCAGTACCAATGACCGGCGCAATACATAACGATTTGTTGTTCACAACACTTACTCCGAATCCTGGCAATTTTGCTTGTGCATTTGATTCTACTGTTCATCATTTGTCGGGATATTATAAAAACATAAAAGGAAACATTGGAAATTTGTATGGTGGCGGCGCAGGGCTTGCAACAGCGGCGGGTGGAACAGGTGTTGACGCGATTTTTGAAGATTGCGCGGCAACACATAAATCGTTTGGTAGTTCCGACAGTGATAAATCGCAATTAGTTGGGCTTGGCCGATGGTCACGTGTTCATATTGGGCCACAAACAGGCGCTGCTTTTGGTGGTGGTATTTACATGGAAAATTGTGCGCTCATTGAAGATTCGTATATGTACGATAATTTTTCAGGCGGCGATGTTGGTTGGGAATGTGCGTTGTCGATGGGGACAAATGGTAAATTATTTTATAGTACGATTATTCGACCGGATGGCGGGCACGCGCTTGGAGTAGCGGACGACGCAACAGCGGCAACAGCAAGGTTCGCGCATAATTGTCTTTCAACACCTGCCCAAAATAGTTTGCTAACTAATGCACTTGGAACGCTTGCGGCATCTTTCAACGTAATTGGCATAACATAAAATGAAGTTTAACGCATCACACGGCGGCGCATTTCATTGCATCGGGCCAGTGTTGGCCGATGAGAATTTTGATGTTATCGCTGTACAATATGATGATGTTATTACGCCCGGTACAATAACACGTAACACACGCAAAGATGCTGTTTGGGACGATACAGTAGGTGCAACAGTAAATCGTACTGCGCAGTTAACAGGTGCATTACATTATCAATCGCTTGATCCAAGTATCGCCATAATGAATGACGATATTGTTCAATATGTTTCAGACGGTGTTGCTCGCATAAATTGCTATGGCAACCAAAATGCAAAACGAATTAACGTTCAGTGTTCGCACCTTGTAGGCGCTAGTTCTACTGATTTTGTTTCGTGGGTTCCAGGTTCATTAGCTGCATATTTTTACAATCAAAGTATATTATGGGCGGGGCGGCACAATCCAGCAGTAGACATAGCACCATTTTCAACAGCAGATCATACAAATGCAATTTATGTACGGCGTGCAAGCGTATGGACGGAAGGTACAGATATTTCTTGTATCAGTCCGTGGAATTCAAATTCCGCACAAAAACGAGCGGGTACGTTAATCACGCCGCGACATTTCATAGGTAACGTGCATTATGAGATTACACCGGGGCAGACAATTCGTTTTGTTGCAATGGACAATACGGTAGTTGATCGAGTTGTTACAAGTAACTATCGAGTACCGGACCCGTATTTTGATGCTTCGGTTGTTGCTGGTCAGTGGCCGTGGGGAACAGACATTTGTATCGGAACACTTAATGCCGATGTTCCGGCTAGTATCAAACCAGCAAGAATGTTTCCAACAACATTCAAGCAATATTTGCCAAGTGTTTATCGGTTAACAGAAGCAGATTTGGCTACTGGTGCGCCGTATTACATTCCATTGCCATCGTTTTCACGACAACAGGAGTTGTACTTACTTGAACTAGATCAACAAGTTTGGGGATGCGCAAATTCGGTTCAAGGACCAAAGTATGAAACAGGTACTAATGGAATTCGGTCAAATATTCCATTATTAGCGTCATATACGGGTGGCGGTTGGCGAAGTGGTGATA